CCGTCCATGCCGTCGCGCATGACCGGCAGCACCTCGCCTTTCGTGTTCGGGCGAAACGCGGGATAGCCACCACCGGGTTTCGAGATGCCATGGTTGCCGGGTTTGTACGGGTGGACACCTGAGATGAGCGAGGCGATGCCTGGGCGGTGACGGCTCGGGTCGGTGTTGGCATTGAAGGCGGCGAAGGTTTCGGGGCCGACGACGAAGATCGCATCGTCGTAGATGCCGCGATCGTTTGTTCCCTTCGCGCCCATGGTGTCGCGATAGTAGCCGCGAATGCCGACCACAAACATCGGCGGCAGCAGCTCGTCGGGGTAGGCGCGGCACCATACCTTTACGGCGGCGGCCATGACCGCAAACTGTTTGGCTCGCGGCTTGTTCATGGTTCGTTATTTTTCGGCGATGATCTCCAGCACGCGGAGTGCGGCGGGAGCGTCGATGGTGGCATCTTTGCTGCCGTCCGGGTTGACCCGTAGGGTGCAGCTTGTCATCACAGCGACGGCTGCCCAGATGAGCAGCGAGGCGATCAGCGCCCAGATGAGGCCGACTCGGTCGGATTTGGTTTCAGAGTTCATCACGATAGACAGTTTTTTCAGAGGTGTCGATGTAGCTGCGGGCGGTCGTCAATGCGGTGCCGAGCAGGCCAAGCGCGAAGCCGATGGTTTGTTTCGCGTCGGTAAAGTCGATCGTTGCGAGTCCGGCAGATCCGGCGCTTACCACGGCGATCAGTACATACAAGACGAGGCGGAGTGTGCTTTGTTCGGGTGTCATGTTTGGGTTGGGTTCGATGTTAGAAAATCAGCGGCGTTTCCAGTGGCACTCGGCAACGCCGCATCCGGCGGCCATGCGTTCGACTTCCCCTTGGAGTTTCTCGATTGTCGCGCTCTGGGCGTTGATCACTCGATCCTGCGCTTCGAGGCGTGACTTCATGAAGTTCCACATGAGCGCGGCCAAGGTTGCGACTGCGCCCGAAAGCGTGCCGATCGTGGCGAGTATCCATGCGATGGGGAGTTCGATCATGCCCAGAAAATGTTAGGTGTGGATTCGTCGGAGGGGCGTTGTTCGCCGGAGGTGGAAGCCCAATAGATAAACTGCTCGCCGCCCTCGGGGATCGGGATGCCGACGAGATCGCGGAACAGCACCCACCAGTCCGAGCCATTATGCTCACCGATGACATGGAGCGCGTACTCATGTGACGCGAGGGTGATCTGCTCGTTGCCGTCCTCGTCGATGGTCGCAAAGCCATTCGCCAGTCCGAACTGGACTGCGGTGGCGCGGTCTGGAAATTTGAGAAGGAAGTCGGTCATGCCGTGAGGGCTTGAAGTTTTGCGTTGGGCAGGCGTTTTTTGTAGTAGCGGATGGATGCGATTGTGCCGTTTAAATAAAAGATTGATCCTACAACAGCAACATTACCAATAGTTAAACGGTCAACAGTTGGAATCAGTGCTGATGTGTCGGAAATTGGGGACGCTCCATTTACCGCATAAGCGCAATCATTTAGCTTGTATGCAATAGATTGTTTGACTGCAGATCCAGACGTGATGCTTGCTTGAAACCCTGCGACTTGACTAGCACCTGATACATTTATCAATGCTGCAGCTTGAGAAACTGAATTATATCTTAAATCCGTCTCGTTGTTTAAGCTGTTATCGGATGCGCTAATAATAAACGCGTTTGAGTTTGTGGATGTTTTTTGAGTCTGAGCTAACAATGTGCCTTCCGATTGATTCCACATCCCCGTAAAGTTCCCCCCCGTGATACTACACACATCCGCGCTACGCACCACGCTGCCAGTCGTCGTCGGGATGTAGGAGGTGGCGAAGGAGCCTGCTTCTACTTGTGCGCCCCAAACAAAGATTCCGCTGCCGATTGTGCCGACATACGGAGCCCAACCTAGTGCAGTAGATGAGATCTGTGGCCCAATGGTGAAAGTGCTTGATCCAGTTGCTGCTGATGCTGCCGTGATCGAGCATCTATACCATCCGTTTGGGTATGCTTGAATTGATGATGTCGCACCGCTGCCACTTCCGATTGTCCCAGCATTTACCCCGCCAATAACAAAGTTTTGGAACTGGCCACCAAGTGCGCTGCCAAACCGTAATTGGACAAAATCTCGTTCGGCAGCTTTAACAAAACACGAGAATGTATATGTGGTTCCACTTACAAAACTCGAGCCCTGAATCGCAATTCTTCTATTGGATGCAGTTGTGTTTTCTGAAATTTTGTCGGCATTCATTGCCCCAGATGGGCTTGTGGTCTGGTCAAGAGAAATCGCCACAAGCCCAGTATCATTCGCCCAAGTAGTTCCGAAGTTTTCACTCTGAAGGCAAATATTCGTCCTGCTCTCCTCGATCAGCAAGCCACGGCACACGCCATCAGATGTGTGGTCGAAGCGGGGGGCGCGATAGCCGATCCGCCATGAGGTGAATGTTCCGCTGCCACCGATGCTGGTCATGTTGCAAACCAGCGACTGCGTGGCTGCATCGTAACTGGTGACAGTTCCGACCATGAAGTTCGACCCATTCGATGCCTCGACTGCATCGCCAACGCGCCAGAATTGATCCTGTCCGGCGGTCGCTGCCAGAGTGAATGTCCGGCTGCCTGTGCCGATCGTGTTCGAGGTGGTTGAGGTATCGACCCCGTGGATCAGACCATCGCTCCCGATGTAGGTTGCGCCACTTCCTCGCGTGAAGACAGGCGTTGGGCCGACGCGAGCGGTGAGCGATTTCGTCGCCGCAAACGGAAGGTCGAGCGACAACTGATCGTTGCTCGATAGGTTCGACCGCGATGTTTTGAGGATCATCATACGAGGTTGCCCGAAAGGTTGTAGACTCCGCTTGCGACGCGCATGAGCGAGGCCGGTGCGTGCTGGCCTGCGGTGGCGAGCAGGTTGCCGAAGGAGTTGATCGTTGCGCCGGAGCCAGCGACGAAGGTCACGCGGCCTGTGCCTGCTTGGATGATCATGCAGCTAAACCCAGCCGCGAGCGTCGAGGGGACGGTGATCGTCACGCCGGATGATGCTGTGCAGCGGATCACGCGGTTGTTGTCGGTATCGGCAAGGGTGATCGAGGTCGCTGGATTATCGGCGATCGTGAGAGATGGCTCTGGGCCGGTCGGGCCGGTGCTTCCGGTTGGTCCTGCTGGGCCTGTTGCACCAGTTACTTTTCCGAGATTGAGTGTAGGCATGTTCGTGAGTGATTAGGTGTCAATAGCTCATGAAGAGGTCGCCCCCCTCGATGTAGAAGGTGTAGGTGGGTGCTGGCGTCCCGGCTGGGCCTTGGGGACCTGCTGGGCCGGCCACTCCTTGAGCCCCTGCACTTCCGGCGGGGCCTGCTGGGCCTTGCTCCCCTTTCGCGGCGAGAAGATCCCAGAATGTGCTACCAGCAAAAGGCGTGTCGCCAGAGTTCCCGCCGTTGCTGTGCTTTCTGTAAAAAAGCTCGCCGTTGTAAGTGACAACATCGCCGACGGCGTAGCTTGCGCCGAGGTTGTATGCGCCTGTGTAATTCCACAAAGCGTCAACACCGGCTGGGCCTGTTGATCCGGCGGGGCCTTGCTGGCCTTGCGTGCCTTGACTTCCTTTCGGCAGGAAGAGGTTCCATTGCGCCGTGTTGCCAACCGGATCGGCCAATCCACCGCTGGCCTTTGCGATGTAAAGGTTGTTGTCGCTGCCTTTCACGACAGCGATGCCATTGATGTATCCATTGCCGGAAACATAGTCGCCCAAATAAACGAGCCCTTGGTCGCCTTTGGTGCCTTGAACCCCTTGCGGCCCGACGAGGCTGGCAAGCCATTGGCTCTGGCTGCCGCTGAAGCCACTCTCGACGGCGACTTCGTAGGCGCTCTTGCCAGAGATCGGTACGCCGGGTTGGGTGGTGAAAATTTGCGTGCTGGAGGTTGTCTTGCGCGTGATATCACGCACGAGCTTGATCCCGCCCAGCGCGACGGTGCGAACCTCACCGGTGCTGAGGCTTTGCGCTTGGATGTCCCAGATGTAGGTGGCTGAAGGCAGCGCCAGTGTGTCGGCCGGCACGATCTCGACCTCGGCGGTGTTGCCAGTCACTGAGATGCCCGCGCCGGTGACCTTCTGGAAGACAGCCGCGTCGTCTGAGTCCTGGGCGCTGCGCTTGGCCGTGAAGATCAGCGACCACGCCTCGCCGGGCGTGAAGTCATCGCCAGCCCATGTGAGCGGTATCTCGTGGCTCGTGCTGTCGCCGATGTACTGGGTGAGCTGCATCCTCACTCAAACAGCGTGTCAACGGCTCTTAACCGAGCAGGGATTTCTTGATCACCACTTCCATGGTGTCGCTGCGGATGTCTGAAATGCTCTCACCTGTGCCGGTGGTGACCTTGAGTTCGCAGAGGCCCTTGATGTCGGTCTCGTTGCTGGCTTCGACCTTGCCTTCGGCGTCGATTTGCTCGACGGCATCTTCGTCGTAGTAGTCGTCGATGAGTGCGCCAAATTCGGCGGCGACTCCGACGACGCGCATCTTGTAGTAAGCACTGGATCCGGTGCCGACCTTGGTGAAGGTGTCGCCTTCCATGAGGAGCGGACCACCGATCTTGGATGCTACTCCGAAACGCATGGCGGTGGGCTCTGGATCGACGGACTTGGTGCCTTTGGTGAAGCGGAGGTTGAGCCAGAGGATTTCGCCGCTCTTAATGAGAAGGGGCTTGTCCTTGGTCGAGTTCACCACAGTCGCGCCGGATGCGATGGTTGCTTCGGCTTTCGGCGGGGTGAGGCTCAATTCACGGGTCTGGAGATCCATGAAGACATCGACGCCGCCATTTTCTAAGAATACCGGTGGTGGGGTTGGCGCGGTGGAGGCGGCGGCCACATTCATGCGCAAGGTCTTAAATGCGCCAGTTCCGACATTATTGGTGGCAGTGAGCGTCAATAGGTAGATGCCAGCAGCTGTTGGTGTACCGGAGATGAGGCCACTGTTGTTGATCGTGAGACCTGCGGGGAGACCAGTCGCCGTGAATGACTCAGGATCATTGGTGGCTCGGATCTGGAGGTTGGTGGCGGTGCCGACCTGTGTTCCAGAGGAGAGCACATAAGCCTGGCCATTCCATGGCGCATCCAATCCGGTTAAGTCGATCTCTGGACGGCCTTTCTCGACGGTGATGGTGATGGTCTTTTCTTCATCGATGAGTGGTGAGCTCCAATCGATGCGATAGGTGAGCTTGATGGTCACTTCGTATTCGCCATAGATATTTGGAGTGCCTGTGATTTGATTGCCACTAACGAAGCTCATACCGGGCGGCGGGTTTTCGACTAACCATTGGGCCGAGTTCACATTCTGCCTAGCCATCAAGGAAATAGTCCGATTTTCAAACGCGCGGATCGTTATGTCGGAATTGGCGATAATCGAGGTAAAGACTGGATCAAGCGAGGTGGGGGCTTCATTAACGATAAATGGAACCGTTAGATAAGTGGTGCCTTCGATTTGGTACAAATTCCCAGAAGCGGGAATTGGGTTGTAAAGAGTGAAATCGGAAAGCTCGATTTTGATCAGCGCGTTTTGCGTTCCGGTTTCTGTTGGTGCGCCGATGATGTTCGCGGTTTCGACTAGGTTGCCGTCGAAGGATAAACCATCGGGCATCGAGACGCTTGTGAATCGGATGTGGTTGAAGTATCTGGTGAATGAGTCTTTGAGGACGGGAACGGGCATCGTCGAGTTGGCGAGCGGCGAACCGTTGCCGAGTTGCCCGAACGAGTCCGATCCCCATGTGAAAAGGTTGCCATCACTGGTAATGACTGACGAGTGGTAGCCGCCCGCCTCGACAGCGATCGGTGTTTTGCCATTGAGGTGGCCGCCAGCAAACACCTTTACTGCGGTGGTTGAGTTTAGCGTAGTGCCGTTTCCAAGTTGGCCGTTGGCATTGCGCCCGACCGCTGCGACTGTGCCATCAGAGCACAAGAACAAGGTGTGCTCCATGCCCACTGATACATCCGTGATCGTTTTGCCAGCCAAGGCTCCCGTCATGCTGACCGCTGCCCATGTCGTTTGGCCGATTGCATTGCCATTGCCGAGCTTGCCATAGGTATTAGCTCCAAGTCCGGCGATGGTGCCATCCGTGCAGATGGCAAAGATGCGATCGATACCCCCGACAAGGCGGCTCACGGTCTTACCTGTCAGCGCGCCGTTCAGGGTGACGCTTGAAAAATTATCGATATAGGAATTGATCCTAAAGATTGTGCCGTCTGAGCATAACGCATAAACAGCAGAGGCAGATCCTTCCAGTTGGGTGATCGTTTTGCCGGACAACGCGGCGACCTGGTTAGATGGGAAAGCGTACCAGTTTACACTATCCGCCCTTCTGCTATAATAAAGACCATCGGATTTTCTAACTACTCTGTAATGAGTCCAATAATCAGTTCCCGTAACAGCGAAATCAAGAACGCCAGTAGTTAAAGAAGTCGGTGCATTGTAGTTGGTATTAGACAAGTACCCCCAGCCAAAAAAATCACCATCTGCACTTAAAGCATAGCTTGTAGCATACAGTGCGTCGTACCCGCATTTGATTCTGGTGATATTCTCTAGGCTTAAAGCGCCATTCGTGATAACCTCAACAGGGGCGTTTGAGTCGCTATTAGATTGGTTGCCTAGCGCGCCATAGAGACCTCTACCGAACGCCGCCAGCGAACCATCCGAATTTAATACGATGGCGTGATTCTCCCCTGATGAGATTTTAGAAACACTCTTGCCTGCCAATACACCGCCATTTTGTGAGATTGGATTTCCCGTGTATGGATAGGTCAGCGACTCTCCTGTGATCCTTTTGAGATCCACAGAATTTGCCAAATTGATCTCGGCGGTTTGGTCTTTGTAAATTGAGATCCCATCGGTGATCCCAGTCTTCAATTTGGCGGTGATAAGGTCACTTGGCATGTTTTAAGCGATTTCGAGTTCTGCGGCTTCCATTTTGAGCGAGATCGCGCCGCGTGTGCCTTCGCGATCTTCGGTGTCGAAGTTGAGGAGGCGGGCGCGGATAGCGAAGGCGGAGTTGCTGGGCGGCGTCGCGTTCTGCGAGCGGCCGTAGAGGGTGCTAGTGGCACTGAGGACTGAGCTGGCATCGCTGGATACCGAAAGCCCGAAGCTGTGCTCGACGATCGTGCTGGAGAGGATGAGTCGCTGGGAAATGATCGGCGTGGCCCACTGAAGGTTGGCAAGGTTCGGGCCGTAGTTGCTGCCCTGCGACTCTTGCAGCGTGCCGAAGGCGACCTCCAGCATGTACTGGGCGCGGGTGTTGCCGAGCAGCTGCAGCGATGGCTTCACGCTCAAGGTGAGGCTGCGTTTTGCGGTGAGCATTTCGGCCGCGATCCAGAGCAGGAAGATGTCGTGCTCGTACTCGACCGGGAAGTAGCTGTTGCCGTTCTTGCGTACCTCGTACATCACCGAGCCATTGCTGGCGATGTAGCCATTAGATGCCACCGGCCATGCCTTGCGGTTGCGGGCCGATGGGATGAGCCATGGTGTGCTGAGTTGCTTTACTTGCCCGGCGAAGGTCTCCACGGCGAACGGCGGCGCGGCTGGCGAGACCGTAGCATCGTGCACGGCACCCAGTAGCGGCAAGCGGCCATTCGGCAGCGAGGACCCCGCAGGAATCGTGATGTCGATTTCCTCAATCTGCATCTTGGTGCCTTCTCCTTTTTGATCGTTCTGGCCGGGTCCTGCTGCGATCACGACTTGCTCCAAGGTCTCCACCCGGCTGCCGATGTCATCGAGCAGGAGGTTCAATCCCTCGATCTGCTCGATGGTGTGATTGTGCGCTTGGAAGGCCGAGATCGGGCCGGCAGTGGTGATAGTCGCCACATACTGGTTAGCTGTTGGTGGCGTCTTGAACTTGATGGTGAGGTCATCCTCGCTGTCGAGGGTCACAGCGTAGGAAACATAGAGGTCTTCGCCATCAACGGAAAACTGCCGATCAACGATAGCTGACTCGCCATCGTTCTTGCGCAGCGTCACATGCAGGTCGCGGGTGCCGAGGTTGTGGGTGAGCGTGTACTCGGTGTTGGTGCCGTCGCCGATCGGGGCGACATAGTGCTGGCTGCCGGTGATGATCTGATCCTCGGTGAACGGAATGTAGGTGCGACCGTGTGGCGGGCGCAGCCAGTCGATGTTGGCGGCGGCTTCCAGACCTTCCCAGTTGAGCTCGCGGATGATCCGTACCGGCACGCGGATCGGCGTGATGGTGTAGAGGGTGTCGGGATCGTTCTCGTCCTCGATGGTCATCTCGACCTCCAGAACCGCCGTGGTGATGGTATCGACAGCACGCAGCGCGTCGGCCAGTTCGGCGGTATTGAGATTCAGAACAAAGGTCGGATCGCCGGGTGGTGCTGAGAAGACCACCGCCTCAATCAAATCATGTCCCTTGCCTTCCATCGATTCACCGCCAAAAGTGATGTGGGCGGTGTTATTGTTCGGGTTGGTGACCGTAAATTCACCATCCTCATCGGCTAGTTGTTGAATGGCTTCTTGGATTTCCTCCGCGCCGTCTTCGATTGATAGCTCGCTTGACTTTTTGAAGCCACGGCGGAGCTGATAGACACCTCGAAATTCAGGGGTAATCTTTAGGGCCTGTATCTCATTCCATATAGTAGTTCCGTTCCTACCTCCTGCCTGCACCCGCGTGATGCTAGGTGCTGCCGGGATGCTGTTGGAAAATGTCGATGTCGAGGCGAGCGGTAAGCGGATTAGGCGAATCTCGTGGCGTGTCTTGCTGCCGACGAGGAACGAGCGAACCCGCACATGGGCGGTTGGCTCAAGGCTCACCGAGGTGCCGGTGATCGGGTACTGGGCCTCGGTGGCATCAGCGACATCGACCAGCCACGATCCGTCTTTGAATGTGACCGTTGCTGTTGAGGAGTAGACTTCTTCGAGCGCGGATTTGACTTGGGCGGCGGTCGCGTCGAACGAAAGCGGGGAGCCAGCGGCATCGCCATCGACATAAAGTTGAAAGGTACCAGCGGTCGGGCGGGCATCGACAAAGCCGATGCTGGCCCGAATGGAGTTGATATTGCGTAAGACCTCGGTGGCTGTTCCTTCGATCTGCTTGGAGAACCGCATCCCGAGGCGGATTTCGTCACCTTGGACAAGGTCAGGCAGTGTCAAAGTGCTACCGCCAAGGTTGCTGTTGAGCTTCCGGTTGGTGAGATCTACAAACGCGAGGACTTGCATCTTTTCCCCTGCCCTCGCGTCAACTTGTTGGCTTCTCCTCCTCGGTTACAAAAATATCGACCCCGAAGAAATTGAAGGGGAATGCTTCCATCCGGTAGGGGAAGCTCGGGTTGAGTTTCTCTGCCTCATCCAGTCTTGCCTCTTCCGCATCGCTGCGCTTCCTAGCTAGGCGCCCTTTCTTGTCCAGGCTCATAGCGACCAAAATGCCCCTTTCATGCTGCGGCTTTTAAGGATTTGAAGCGCCGTGTTTAGCTGGTTATTGAATGGAGCAAGAATGTTGTTGATTATACCAGTAGCCACACCGCCCGCGAGAGGGACTGGGAGGCGGATCGGCTCAATCGGCGTGAGGTCTGGAATCTTTTGTGGAGAATGTGCCAGATTCCAGAAGTGGTTGTATTCCGCATACGGGGTCCATGAGGAATCCAGCTCGGCGGCTGGTTCAACGCCCTCGGGACTCACGAAGTAAATAGTGGCCAGTTTGGTAAAGTCGTATTCAGGATCTGGAGTCCCTCCTATCAACTCCAAAGGTGATGTTGGTTCTTCCGGCGGAATGAATTTTTTTTGAACGCGCAAATACGCGTTTTTCTTCATCTGTCGTTCATTGTTATAGACGATCTGAATAGCCCCCACGATTCCTTCTTCTAGACTGCCAGGGTAGATTTCAACCTTTGCCGAAAGACGGTCTTTCCAGAGAGATATATCGCAAGCCCTTAATCGGCGGGCGGTTTTGATGTCTTCCTGTCCTCTGATGAAGCTGATGCCATCATCGATGTTACCAGTGATTTGAGTGTTTGCCGAGGTGACACCTAAATCAGAGAAGAATTTCGGCACCGCCTCATAGGTGAGCCTTCCAACTGAACCAGATGATTCAACTTCAGTCATGCCAGTGGCTTCTGCGCCGGTTCCAATCACGCGCGTCACGCCGATCTCAACCAACGGCCATTCGGTTAAAAAGGCGTTAATGGTCTGCTCTGAGTTTTTGATTTCCTCATCAGCTTCAGCCAGTCGAGCAAGTGTCCGCTCGCTCGCATTCTTTACGCGAGTGGGTATTTCCACCTCCACCCCATTGACGAAACCCGGCTTGATCTTGAAAAGCCATTGCCCCTTGCTTTCGCCCTCCACCCCTTCTTGCCATGACGGGGTTATTTTCCACGGGTGTGACCACTTGCTGGGATTAGGCCCGGCCTCGAAACGAATCGGCAACCTCCGTCCGATGGTATCCATCATCGAGTTCCATGTTTCATCGCGAATGACCGGGATTTTTTTCACACCGGATAGAAGAGGTGGCGGTTGCCGGTTGTGGCCGAATCCAATTTTTGTGTCTGGTATAAATAGCGCATGTTGTGATGAACAATCTGGAAGGTTTCCTCGACGGCGGTTCCTGACTCGTTGAGATAGCAAAGAGCCAGAGGGTAGTAGCCAGCCCCATCCTTTTTATTTCCCTCTGCGGTTTCTGTCTGAATAATTCGCAAATCGGTTTTAGGGTCTTCTATCCCGCCTTGGTCGTCCGACATCACGCGAAGTGTGATGTAGAACTTGCCGCCTTCTTGTTTTCTCAAATCCAGCTTCATCGCCGGGGTTGGTTTCTCTTTGTCAAATTTATTGCCGTCGTCGTCCCGGTTGTCGATGCGCCGCCAATTCTTGGTCGTGACATCGAGGATGTACGGCGTTTGGTCATTCACCGTTCCCGCTCTTACTGACGCTGTCGCCTCACTCGCCCCAACTTTGAATGGGTGCCTGTACACATGTCGCTGTTTCAGCGCCGTGACGATCGTTCCTTTGGGTGTCTCCCGAACCTTAACCCCTTCACCTGGCACAACCTTGAGCGTATCAACCCATCGCACCAATCGCTCCCACGCGGTTTGGATCCTCTCACCCTTCTGGACTTTGATTTCCTTGATGTCCATTAGTTGAAATTGCCAGCGTTCCCGTCGGTATAGACCTCCTTCGGCCATTCATAATACTCGGAGAGCTTCCATGATTCGGAAATCTGCCAGACATTTCCACGCTTGGAAATCTGCGGCGGCATCTTCATCCAGTTGCGCTTGCCTGTATCGAGGCTGTTGAATTGGGGTGGAGCGTCTGGCAAATTATTATACAGCTTCCCGATGTTGCCGATCACAGATTTTGGTAGCGTTTTCTTGGTGTAGCTCACTGATGCTATACAGTTCATCACGATGTAGGTTTTTACTCCATACATCGGGTTTCTGTTGCCTCCACCTGACCTGCTTCTAGCACTAAGGCCGGAAGCAGCTTTAGAACCTGCTGGAAGATCGACGGGAAATGACCAGTCTTCGTCATAAAGTTGATCTCCCACTCTATTGATCGCACCATAGGTTTTCTTGATCTCTTCCCAGTTCCAATGTGAAGTGATCGGCTCCTCGGCCATCTCAAAATCAAGACTCCAAACGGTGTTTTCTTCGTCGCCGTAGGTGGCGTTGTTGGATTCGGCGCTGCCGCCCTCGTAGGTGACAGTCACGATGTAGGAAGGATCGGCGCCGTCATTGTTGCATGCCCATGTCCGCGAAACCTCTTGGCAGTCTTCATATGCCCCTTTGCCTACGGTGTGTACTTGAGCGATGCTCTGGACATAGTAAGGAACCACCCACTGGATGACGCCTTCCTTGCTCTTTGAGCCGGTGGTTCCTACGGTGATGAAATTGCTGGTGCTCATGCGAAAACGGGGATTTGAATTTCGGGGTTGGTCGTCTTAGGTTTGGTATTCTCCTTAATCGTCCGCAGCAGGGATGTCTGCCGGCGGCTTTCTTCGAGGATGCCATCGTTGGCCGCGCGGCCCATCAGGACATTGGTCGCTTTGGCGACGCTGCCGAGTTGGCTCACACCGGCGCTCGGGCCGCCTTGTTGTTTCTTCTCGCGTGCCTTGTCGGCCTCATCTGCGGCAGCACGGGCATCGACCATCTTGGCGGCGGTGTCCTTGGCTTTGTCGCCGGTCATGCCGAGCTTGTTGAGCGCGACGATCTCTTCTTGGATTGCTTTCTGGCGTTCGAGATCGGCGATCTTCTTCTCATTTCCAGCGATCCGCGCGCGGACCATCTCGGCTTCGAGGCGGTAGGCTTCTTGGGCAAGTCGTAGCTCTTCGGCCTTGGCTTGCTGTGCGGCGCTTGGGCCTTCCGGCGTGTCGGGTTCGGTCGGCAGGATCGGCTTGTTGGCACCGCGCTGGTCGCGGAGTCTGCGTTGCTCTTCGTTGAACGATTCGAGGTTAGGGTTAGCCAGCTTCGGGTTGGAGGAAATCGAGAGCTCTTTGAAGAGGCTTTGGATCCGGGCGATGCCATCTTCGATTTGGCCTTCGGTGACGCGGCCTTTGCCTTTGCGGATGTATTCGCTGGGTTTTTCGCCACCCAGGTCTAACGGATCAAAGCCATAAAGCTGTTTGATGCCTGGAAGATTTTCCAAGAATCTACGAATTGATTCTTCGGTCTCAATCAATGTTCGGGTTATCGCAACTTTTAATCCAAGCGCGACCGATTCCCCCATCAACTCGCCGATCTTGACCAGTCGTGAGGTATCGCCAGCGAGCCCTTCCGACAAAGCGGCGGCGAGCGTGCTGCCAACTTCGCGGATCTTGGGCGCGAGGCTACTGAGTGAGGCGACGATCTGCGGCGTCATGGCGGCCACATCGGCAGCGAACTGGGAGAAAACCTCGGCCATCGGCTTGCCGACCTCTTCGAGCATCTGACCGATCGAGACTTTGATGCGCGACATGCCGCTCGCCGTTGCGTTTGCCGCTCCGCCGACCTGCGTTTCGATGGCTTTGAGCACCTGGTCGAATGCCTTGGCGCGGTTGCCGGTGGCGGCGAACTCTTCGGAAATGGCTTTGATCTGAGAGGTGGTCAGTGCGCCGGTGCGCTTGAGCGCGGCCAGTCCCTTCTCTGGATCCTCCAGCGCCTTGCCAAGTTGCACGGCGTAGTTTGAGGCGTCGCCACCGAAGACGGCTGCCATGTCGACGGATGCTTGTGTGGCGCGGTCGAAGGCGCCTCCGGTGGTGCCGGCGGTCTTGGCGAGTTCCTTGAAGGTCGCGAGCTTTGCCTGCGCCGCCATGATCAGGTCACCATCCACGCCTGTGGCGAGCTCAGTGGCATCGGCCATCTCGATGAGGCGAGATGCGACATCACCGGATTGGGTGCCGAAAAGGCCCATGGTCTTCACGACGCTCTTGATGCGGTTCTCCGCTTGAAGTCCTTCCTCGCCGATACTGATCAGCTTGTAGGCGATGCCACCGACCGCTGCGGCCGCACCTGTGGCGGCGATGCCTATTGCACCGACGCTCTTGGTGATGCCGGAGAATGCTGATCCGATCCCCGAGCCGATCGACGACATCGAGGTCTTGAGAGAACTTGCCGACTTTTTCGACCGATCGATCCCACGGACGAAATCCGAGGCGTCTAACCAAAGTTTGGTGGAAATGCCTGCCATCTTTTTAATTCAGTAAGGTGTCAATCAGGTGCCTTTTTTGGCGGCTTTTTTTAGGAAATTGTTCACCCTGTTCTGCATGGCGCGGGTTTGCCAGCGCACGGCGTACTGCACACGGCGGTCGACCCCATCCATATTGCTGGCCCAGTCGACCAAGTTGCTGATCGTTGCCGTGATTCTGAAAGTTGTTATTCTTATATCAGCGTCGCCTGGCGCGTAATGCCTGCCGATCCAGCTTGGCACTCGTATCTTGCCAAGTCTGCGAGCGGCGGATGCCCAGCCAGCTGCGAGGTAACCGACACCCTTCTGTTTCACCTTGATGAAGTTGGTGATCATCGAACGGGCCGCGCGGGTTGGTTGGTTGACCCGTTTGACTCTGATCGTTCCTCGGCGGCGTTTGGTCCGCATGACCGACGACATGTCTTCCATGCTGCTGACTTCCGAGCGCTTCGGTGTGGTCCCGATGAAGACCGCTCGCACATCGCTGGCAATCGCGGCCTCCCCCAGTTTCTTAGCCTTTACTCCGCGCGTCTTGCCGTTACTCGGAGGCGTGATATCCATCAGTTTGCGGACAACCCCCCGCGCCTGCTCTTCCATGAGCGCGCGACCATCGCGTTTGGAAAACTCACCGAGCCTTGCGGCCATGGCTTGAAACTGCCGGATGTCAGTCTCGATGTTAGTTCTGGCCATTTATTCCGTCTCAGAGTCAACCAGTCCGTCGATGTAGCTCAAAAGCGAGTCTGGCACCATTGCCTCGATCGTTTCGGTGGTCACGGGTTCCAGCGTCCAGAGGTTCGCGGATTGCAGGGCGCAGTGGTAGTATTGAAGTGCGCGGGAGAGCGGTAGCTTCCAGAGGATGAACTCCTCACTCCAGCCGGTCTCCTTGGCGAGCATGTAGACCACGCTGGCGCACCAACCGGGACTCAGGACTTTCCCGGCGGCGTTTCCTCGTCGCTCTTGTACTTCGATTCGACGCGGATCTCGTTGGCCGCGATCTGTTTGCCGATGCGCTCGATCTCGGTGATGATTTCGGGCAGGCGGTGAAATTCGATGCCAAGCGCGTAGACCAGTGCCGCTTTGCCGGCGGTGTTGTTGGCGATCGCCTCGGCGACCTCATCGACGGGCGCAGACTGCATCCACACGAAGGAATTGATCTGCCGTTGCAGCTCGATCTCGCTGACGCTGTCGCCATAGATCATCGAGATATTGAGCAGGTCGGCAATCTGGCGCGAGCCAATGGAAAATGGCCGCATCTTGATGCCGCCGATGGTCTTGCTTTCGCTCTCGATCATGCCGAGCGCGATCATTTGATCTCTGGTTTCCATGATTTTAGAATATCGAAAGGATCTTTTCGCGCTGGGCTTTGCTTTCTGGGTCGTTGCCACTAGGCACGACAGCGAGGCGTTTGCCTTTGCGGACAAGCAGCATCGGGCGCATGGTCTTGATCTTGTCGACGAGGCCGTGGTGCGAATCGAACGCAGCACGCATGTAGGAAATCGGGTGGTCGGGATTCTCCTCGCACCATTCCTGCGAATTGAATCGCTTTTGGAACTCGACGAAGGTGATTTCCTCCTCCTTCGCGATCGGCGTGAATTTGATCTTTTTGCCGCCGTCCATCATCCATGTGACGGTTCGCTTGGGATTGCCGCCGACATCTTCGATGGTGTCGGAGAATGCCTTTTCCGTTCCGAACTCACAACCAGAGGCGATGGCCGAGCCGATCAGCCGCGTGTTGCGGCTCTCGACGGGCGGGGTATCATGGTCGCGCACGATGGCGACCGTGGATCCTTGTCTCATGGTTGATTTTGGGTGGCTCTTGTGAGCCGGTTATTGGACGATCGGATCGGCGCCAGGATAAACCGTGCCGCTGATCTCGAACTCGTTGAAATCGTCGTTCTTCTCGCTTAGTTTCACCGAGGTAATGACAGTCACACCACCAGTCGGGATGTAGTCAGGGATAAAGCTCGCAGCGCTGGTGTCACCTGCTTCGACTGTGGTTGTGCCACGGCCTTTGACGGTGAACTCGTAGGTGGGATCGAAAGTCTTGGCCGCGCCAAATCCGCCCTCTGTGGACATGATCATCTTCGATTCCATGTTCTTGGTCGACTCGACGCTCTCGATCAGTTCTGCGCTTACCGACTGAACTCCGATTTGGTTGAAAGTGATTGCCATAGCTTTGAATGATTAGATTTCGTCGTAGATGGTCGCTTGGATCTCGAACTCGGGGAAATCCTCGTTGCTCTCGCTTTGCTTGACGGAGGTGATCATCGCTACGCCGAGGGCAACGGTGCCGGGTACGACTGCTTCGATGTCGGCGTCGCCCTTGCCAGTGATTGTGACATTGCGCGTGATGAGCTTGCGCGGTCCGGCAAAGACGGTGACACCCTGCTCGTCGCGAATGGTTGCAACCTCGACAGAGGAGTCCTTGCTCGACTCGCTCACATGTCCGGTGTTCGGAGAGAGGCCGTGTGTGTTATTGACTCCAAAAGTCGCTGCCATGATACACCCGCGTGGGTGTCAACTTCACAAGCGGGTGACGCCGATGAGTGCCTCAATCGATGTGACCCAGCGGCCATCGTCTGACACAGCGGCGGTGTGATTAGTGATGTGGAATCCGCGCACCTCGATGGCGGTGATGCCGAGGCTCTGGGCTGAAGGCAGCGGCTCAGTAAATGCCTCTCTCACCTCGTCCACAATATCCATGTGGGCGCTGCGGGTGCTGGCATCTGCCGGTGATGATATGGAGACCTTGACCGTGGCTTTATAGAGGCTGCCGACGACGCCTTCCACCTGGTCAGCGAGTACCAGAACGGCGTGCGATTCTGGCGTGCGGACATCCGAGCTGGTGCCGGTGAAGACCTCGATGTCATTGCCGAGGTTGCCGACGAGCTCGGCGAGATAGTCTTCGATGTGTTGGTTCATGGTGAAAAATTAGCGGCGCGCAACTCGGTATTCGATGACGCCAGCACCGGGCTTGAGCATGATCTCTTCGACCTTGTAGCGCAGATCGCCGATGGTCATGGCGCTGTTCTGCGCCGGTGCTGGATCTGGTAGATGCGCGACGAGCATGCGGACGCTGAGTGATCCGTCCTGGGAGAATCCTCCTTCTTCGAGATCGATCTGGACGCCACCCATCGAGATCGCGGCGACATACTCCTCTTCACCGATGGTGATTGGTACGCCGATGTCATCGAGGATCGATGCGAATGCCTCGGCGGCGGCTTCTTGAATTAGGTTCACGCTTCACGCGCGGCGTCAAAAAAGCCCCACCCGGAAATTTCCAGATGGGGCTTTCTCCTTAGACGCTACCAATGAAACAAATTACTTCTTGGCCTTCTTCGGCTCGGGTGTCTCTGCGGCTTCCGGCTCGATCGGTTCGATCACTGCGGCGGCTGCTTTTTTCGCATACCGCTTGAGCGTGTCACCGTTCGACCAGATTTGCACCTCATCAGCACCACCGAAATCGCCGGTCACTTTCGCGGCCTTGAAATCGGCAAGTTGGTCGGCCAGCGTCACACTCGGAAGGTGCTTAACCTTCCAAGTGTCGCCATTGCGGGTTAGTGTGATGGCGCGGCGCATGATTAGGCGGAGACGATCCGTTTGAGGGCTGCGGCGTGGCCGAGGGCGAAACCATAGTTGACCTCGATGACCGATTTCTCGGTGTCGGTGTCAGGATCACCCCATGAGCGGTACTCGATGGTGAGGCCGGTCTCTGGGTCGGTGACGGTCTCGTAGTTGGTGAGGCTGGCGCGCACACCCGAGGAAGGAGTCACGGGCGAGAATGCCACGAGGATCGCTTCTGGGAGTGCCACCATGCCGACGAGGTTCTGCGAGTTGCCGGGGATGAGGTTGGTGCCGATGACATTGAAGCCAGCGATGCTTGGAAGCAGGCCATTTTGGATCGCCGAGGCGGTGCCAACTGCGGCCGCATTCTTGATGCCGGCGTCCTTGAGCAGCGCGCCTTCGTAGGCGTTGTCGAGGATCATCGTGCGGCTCGATTTTGCCCACTTCGCTTGGTCGAGTGCGGTCTTGATGGTGATCACATCATCCGAATCAAACGCGGAGGCCGCGCTGGTAAGGACAGGTGCGCCGTAGTTGGCGGTCGTCACAACACTGAGGATGTCCTTGATGATGTCTTCGGCGAGCTTGCGACCCTTCAGGAAACCGAGTTGCTCGGGATTGAAGTAGGGTTGGCGAGCGAGTTCGCTGGAGGTGAAGGAAAGCGCTTGGTACTTGCGCTTGTTGACGGTGATTTCGCGGCTGTTGATCGCATTCGTGTCGCTGAATGCGTAGGTGCCGTTGAAATCGACGGTGGCGTCCGTTGCCAATGGGAAGAAAGGCACGGAAACTTTGTCAGTGCCTTGAAGCGGGACCGAGTTGTACACGGTCGAGAAGGCATTGATGGGAAGAAGCGCCTCGCGAAGTGCAACAAGCGCACTGTCGAGGACGACATTCAGTTTGAGTTCATTGCTGATGGTGGTTGCCATGATGATTGGATGAGTTCGTTGTGGTTAGTTCGGGTTGGTTTTTGGTTTCAAAGTTTGGCCGCGTGGGCTTCGAGTTCCTTGCGGTGAGCCCTGAAAATTCGGGTTTTCTCTGCGCCAGAAGCGTTCTTCCACTGGTCGTAGATGCTCTCGCTGCTCTGTGCGTCCGGTGAGACATTCACGGGTGCGCTGGAGCTGCGGCTGGCGATGGCGGCGGCCTTGGCGGCTACTGCTTCATCGATGGAAAGTTGATTGGCCTTCAGTGCGGCGATCTCGCCTTGCAGCGTTGCCAGCGTGGCCTTGAGGTCGCCGATGATCTCGGTGGCGGACTCTTCCTTGGGCTCATCAGCAGGCGCGCTTTCGTTTTCGCCTTCTGGTGCGGATTCAGGAGCTGCCTCTTGCTCACCTTCCGGTGCGGATGGGGCGGCTTCGTTTGCGATTTCCGCAACAACGGTCTCGACCGATGCGACGACTTCTTCGGATGGGGTGCTGGCGACTTGTTCGCTCATGCCATCTTCCGCAGTGTCAACTGCGCGAAGCGGAGAGGATCCGGCTTTGCCTGCTTGCGAAGCACTGCGCACCACGGTGGCGAGGCCCAGTTCCGAGGCCTGCGGGCCGTAGAATGTCTGCCCTTGCATCGCCTCGGCTGGGATCTTGCGACCTTGGCGCGTGACGGCGGATTTGAACTCGCCGAACACCTGGTTAATCCGCTCTTGGATCAGCTCGCGTTGTGATTCGGTGAGCGAGGTGCCAGGGAAACCGGCTGCTTTGAACTTGCCGGTGGTGAAAAGCTCGACCTTCACGCCGAGCATCTCGGCGCGTTTGCTTTGGTCGATGTGCGGGACCATCACACCGATGGATCCGACCGATGCCGAGCGCGTCATCGAGACGCTGGTCGCTTGCGAGCCGAGCCAGTAGGCAGCGGATGCCATCGTACCGGAGGTGTGCGCACGCACCGGCTTGACCTTGCTGGCTTCGTAGATTGCATCGGCGGCCTCGGGGGTGCCGCGAACGGTTCCGCCAGGAGAGTCGATGTTGAGAACGATCGATGTGACCGCTGGATCAGCGGTGGCGCTTTCAACGGTGGAGCGAACTTCATCGAGACTCGTCGCACCGAGCATCACGCGATCGAACTCGTCGGTGGTCGGAAGGAGCGGACCAGTGATCGAGATTGTGGCGACGCCATCAGCGACGCTCATGATCGACTGCGGTGCCTCGCTCTGCGGCAGGGTGAAGAGTTTGCCGGCGGCCATATCCATGGCCAAACCGATGATGCCGTCCATTGCCTCCGGGGCGATGGCCCACGGCTCCTGTGTCAAAATGAGATCGCGTGCGTTCACGCGATGCGTGGGGTGTCAATTCCCCATCACTTCGCAGGCCCAGTCGGCGCTTCGACCGGCGGGGTGGCAACTCCCGATGCGAACAGCATCTGAAGTGGGATGTCGTATTTCTTGGCGAGGTCTTGCAGGTGTGCGATGTCGCGTGCGCGGCGTTCGGCCTCCTCCTCAAAGTCCATGCCCAGCTCGGCGAAGTGATCGGACAAGGTCTTGAGACCGGCCTTCACATCCTCGCGGTTTTGAAGCGACTCCCGACCGGCGTCGACGGTGACGCGGCGCGGGGTGACGACGGAAATCTTCCACCATCCTGCAATCAGCGGGATCTCGCCACGAGTGATGGCATCGCCGATGACGAACTTCCAGACGGGCGTGAGAAAGCGGCGGATGAGGATGTTTTGCCTGTGGGAGAATCGGCGATCGGCCTTGGCCACGACCATGCGGACGCCAGCGCCACCGATCTTGCTTGAATCTGCGGTGAACTCGTATGGCACCACACCCAACGCCGAATCGCGGCGCAGGTGATCGAGGAATCCGGTAAAGGTTGGCGATGGGCGGTTGGACTCGAAGGGTTTGAGTTCCTCTCCCGGCTTGAGCGCCACCCACTTACCGCCGACGATCTTTTGCAATGCAGTCGGGTCACTGTGTGGATTGTCTTCGGCCTTGCCAGAGTCGATGTCGAGTCCGCCAAAGCCGTCGTTGCTATCGATCTCGCCATTCTGCGTGGTGATCGCGAACGATTTGTCGGCATGATCTTTGAGCGCGTGCTTTTCGAGCGCGAGCAATTCCATCTCATCGCGGATGTGATTGATCGAATGTGCCAGTGATGGCACTCCCCGAGCCGATGATGCGCGCTCTGGGTCAAAGATATGGAGCACTGAGTAAGCCGGAAGCTCGATGAAAGTACCATCATCCTGCTTCACGCTATACGAAACTGGGCGGCCATAGCCGTCGAAACGGATGCCATCGACCGTGCCGTCGTTGTTCCCGCCGCTCACACGGTGGCTTTCGATGAGTTGGATCACCGGGCGGCCTTCAACGCGGGTAAGATGGACGAAAATATCACCATCTTCGTCGATCGCGCGGCAGATGAGCATTTCGCACTCGGAAAGGGAGAATCGTCCCGTTACCTCGCACTGATTTGACCATTCTTCCCAGTAGTCGAGCGCGCCGGCAATCCATTCGCGGTCTTCGGTCTTTGGCTGAATCTTGAGACCATCGCCGACCGAATAGACGGCCATATCGAAGACCATCTCGCGGGCGAACCCGCTGTTTTTCATTAAATACCGGCTGCCTTTGATGAGTTCGTTGCGTACCAGTGGCGTCGCCTCCTTGCGGTGGTCTTGCGGAGCTGCGGCGGGCAGGCGTTGGCGAACGGGCGATGGGTTGACGCTCTCATACGGCGACCATCCGAAGGCTAAAGCGGCGGACTTGGTGATTTTTTGCAGCAGGTTCATGTTAAAAAATACCGGCAGTTGACTGACAGGTGCGACGTGTTTTGCCGTAGGTGATCGGGTCGAGCTTGCGGAGAGCGTGCTGGCAAGCCGCGATGATCTCTTTCGTGTCATCGAGGCGCTTGTAAGTGATTTGCGATCCCGACTCCTGGAAGCTGACCATGAGCTTCTTCAGTGTCTTTTTGTTCTCTTCGAGGATCTCGACCACCTCTTCGGTGGAAAAACCTGTCGTCATGTCGAGGGCCGCCATGCCCTCTGACAAGTTGTCAATCTTCGGCGGCTTCCTGCTCGGTCTCGCGGCCAAGGATTTTGAGCATGAAGGCAAACACGGTCGCCATCGCCTCGCAGTCGAGAAGGTGGTTCGGTCGTTTCTGGATCCGCGACCATTGCCACTTGTCGCCGTCCTTGATCCGCATCTCGGATTCCATCTGGCTCAGGTACGCGATCTTCTTTTCGTCGTTGTCGACCTCGGCGAGAGCCTCGACCGGCACCTCCCATGTCGGGCCTCGGCTTGGATCTTGATTGCGGCGGATCCGCGAGAGGGCGTCTTTGATGTTGAGGTTCGACCAGTAGAACATCTGGGCGACTTTGCCTGCCGAGCAGTTGATCGAGCGCTTCGGGGAATAGAATCGGTCGAGTGACTTGACCCGGACGCCGACGCCGAGGCGTTGCTTTAGTCGGTGAGTCCATGTGGCCTTCCTGTCACCCATCAAGGCGACCCAGCCATGCTCGGCGCATCGCTGATAGACCTCGTAGGAGTTGAATCCGGCATCGACGCCGACGAGCGAGGACGAAACGCGGTACTTTTCCTGCTGTTCGAGCAACTCTTCCCATGTATGGGCCGTTCCCCAGTCGATCCGGCGGCTGGATCCATCGGGACTCCATTGGGTTATGAGGTACCAAAAGTGATCCATCTGGACATCGACGGTCATCACGCGCAGCCGAACCGGCGGGTCGTCGTCCTCATCCGGCACCCGGATCTTGCCACCGATGATCGCGCCTTCCTTTTCCCAGGCTAAATCGCCGCG